TACGAGAAGTAATGGATAGGAAGACGGTCAAAAGAACCGTCATGACAATACCCTACAATGCTACTAAAGACTCATCTCGGAAGTACATTAGGGAAGCTCTTCTTGAGAAAGGTATTGATCCTGATCGTGAAGAACTTACAAAGGTTGTTAATGCTGTCTATCAAAGTATGGATGCTATTGTTCCAGGACCAATGCAAGTTATGCGTTGGATTAGGAAAAACGTTGGTCAATATATAAAAGATGGCGCAAAGATAGTACAATGGACAACCCCTTCGGGTTTTATTGTTAGTCAAAAGCGTAATCACATCGAGACTGAGCAAATGGAGTTACAGTTATTAGGTCGTACTAGAGTAAGAATACCTAACGGTATCGAGAGTCCATGCCCTAAGAAGCATAGAACAAGTACTGCTCCTAATTTCATCCATTCAGTCGATGCTTCCATACTCCACCGATCTTTCGAGGAGTTCAATGGACCATTCACAGTTATCCATGATTCTGTCTTATGCAGAGCAGGAGACATGGGAACACTCAATAAACTTGTGCGAAAAACCTACACGGACATTTTCACAGAAGAATGTTGGCTGTCACGATTCGCTGAAACAATTAATGCCAAAGAACCGCCACCGATAGTAGGAACATTAGATCCTACTGTTGTATCCAATTCCACTTATTTTTTCTGTTAGCACTATGCCACAAACACATGTCACTAAAGAACCTGTCACCCTCGAAGGTTATCAGGCTGTCTTAAAACCAGGGGAGTGGGGCTATAAGCTCCAAGTCCTTATGGGAGAGGAGATAGTTAAAGAACTAGAGGAGGAAAGAGAGAGTGCTTTAGAATGGGCTAGAGGTAAGGCTAAGAACCCTAAGAGGGTTACTGTCAAACCTGAGCCTTGGGAAGAAGTAGAAAACCAAGAAGGTACCTACCAAGTACGTTTCACATGGAGGGAAGGAGATAGACTCGTCCCTGTTATTGTAGACACAGAAGGTACGGTAATATCTGATAAGAATACACCAGTATATAATGGTAGTAAAGTTAAGATAGCTTTCTTCCAGAAACCTTATGTATTACCAACAGGTGATATAGGTACATCACTTAAGTTAAAAGCTATACAAATAGTTAGCCTTAACAACGGTGCTGGGATTAAAGATGATGGGGATATGACCCCCGAAGAAGCCGCCAAATTATTTGGTAGTGCCAAAGGGTTTAAAGTCGAAGATCCTAATGTAGAAAAGACAGACAAAACCTTTAGTGAGGATGATGAGTTCTAATGAGAAGTGGCCTTGAAATACAGGTTGCTTCACTTCTTGACGAACTGAACATACACTATGATTATGAACCAGATAAATTTAATTATGTGCTTGAGTCTAGGTATATCCCTGACTTCAAGGTTGGGGATGTATATCTAGAAACTAAGGGATTCTTTAAGCCGTCAGATCGTCGTAAGATGTTGGCTGTAAAAAAATGTAATCCTGATCTAGATGTACGTTTAGTATTTCAAGCACCAAATAATAAAATATCTAAACGCTCTAAAACTACTTACGCCATGTGGGCCGACAAACACGGTTTCCTATGGTGCCCGTATTATGCAATCCCAATTAGCTGGCTCAGATGATTCTGAGTTTATGTATCATACACCCTGTAATAATTGTGGGTCATCAGATGGTAACTCTGTTTATTCTGATGGCCATACATATTGCTTTGTATGTAATACATATACTGCGGAGTCAGATACAGAAGAGCCGATACCGTTATCCACCATCATCAAGCCACGAGCTATGATTAAAGGCGAGCCTGTTTCATTAAAGAAGCGGCAACTTACTGAAGAACAATGTCGTAAATACCGTGTCCACAAAGATGGAGATGTTTTACGTTTCCATTACTTCGATAAGAAGGGTCAGGTATGTGCGGCAAAAATTAAAAACAAAGCCAAAGAATTTTACTGGGAAGGCAAGAACATTGACAACCAGTTCTTTGGACAGAATCTATTTCCTGATACTGGGTCAAGACTGACCTTATATGAAGGGGAATTAGATGCATTGTCAGGGTATTCTGCAATGCCAACTTGGCCTCATATGTCTGTACCTAATGGAGCAGCTGGGGCTAAGAAAGATCTACAAAAAGTACTTGAATTAACCCAAGGTTATGAAGAGATTATCTTATTCTTTGACAATGACCCCGCTGGAATACAAGCTGCGGAAGAGTGTGCTGCGCTTCTACCACCAGGTAAAGCAAAGGTTGCTCGGATGGAGAAGTACAAGGATGCGTCTGAAGCACTCCAAGCTGGAGATCCAGAAGCAATTAGACGGGCTATCTGGGACGCAAAAACGTACCGTCCTGACGGAATTGTTGATGCAAAATCGTTACTTGAATTAGTCACTACACCAGAACCACCTTGCGCTCATGAGTACCCATTCAAAGGACTTAATCAGAAATTACACGGGATCAGGTATGGCACACTTACAGCAATTACTGCTGGCACTGGAAGCGGAAAAACCAGCTTCTGTCGTCACCTCGCAACTCACTTACTCGAAAAAGGGGAAAGGGTTGGGGTCTTGGAGCTTGAATCATCTAATAGAAACACAGCCCTTGGATTAATGTCTTGTTCTGTGGGTAACCCCTTACATATTGGGGAACACACTGAAGAAGAACTTTCGTTTGCGTTTGATGAAACCGTAAACAAATGGAACCTATTCTTATTTGATGGCTTCGGGAGTTATGATCCTGACATTATTTATTCAAGGATAGAATACCTTGCAACTGGGCTTGATTGTAAAATAATCATCCTAGATCACCTATCAATACTACTAAGTGGGCTTGACGGTGATGAGCGTAGAATGATAGACGTTACTATGACACGTCTACGAAGCCTAGTCGAACGGACTGGTATAGCTATGTTCCTTGTATCACATTTAAGAAGATCAAACAATGACAATCATACGCACGAAGAGGGAGGGCGAGTGTCGTTATCACAACTCAGAGGATCTCATTCTATTGCTCAAATCAGCGATAGCGTTATTGCCCTCGAAAGAGACCAGCAAGGAGGAAATGGAGGAAGTGCTACGACTATTAGAGTCCTTAAAAATCGTTATTCAGGCGAGACAGGTCCGTGCTCAACGCTACAGTACAACTTAAACACTTGCAGATTTACAGAACATGAAGCTGAACCCACAGAGTTCAACCCCACCACCGATTTCTGATCATGAGGTGGTGCATCCTACTGAAACAAGTAGACTAGACATCTACAAACATTATGAACATCCTTGGTATAAACACTTAAGGAAACCTAATCCACCTACAAAGGAGGCTATTGAGAAAGCCAAGTTTGAAGACAAGACCTTTGATTGGTCTAAGAAAAACAAGCAAAGTCGAGGAGGAAAGTGAACTTAGCTTTTGACATAGAAACGGACGGGTTAGAATCTACTCGTCTGCATTGTATTGTCATCCAAGATATAGACACTGGCCTAGTGGAAGAGTTTAATGATGAAGGGTATGGTAAGGGTGACAAGGAGTACTCTATTAAAGAGGATGCTCCCATGAAAGGTAGTTACTCTATCTCAAACGCTTTATGTAGTCTAATGGCTGCTGAAAATATCATTTCTCATAATGGTATAGCTTATGATGTACCACAAGCACAGAAACATTACCCTTTCTTTAGAACTCTTGAAGCTAAACATTGGGACACGCTGATTCTTAGTAGGATTTATCACCCAAATCTTTTAGATATAGATCTTACAAGAAAATGGCCCCACATGCCAGCTAGTCTTTATGGATCTCACAGTCTTGAAGCTTATGGCTACCGCCTGAGATGCTTCAAAGATAACTTCAGTAAGACTACTGATTGGAAAGAATGGTCTCCTGAAATGCAGGAGTACTGTAAAAAAGATGTCGCTATCCTCGCTAAACTATGGAAACATTTCCAAAAATACCTGAACCCGTGATTCTTGAGCATCAAATTGCTGAGATGATGCAGGATCAGAAACGCACTGGCTGGCCTTTAGATGTGCCTAAAGCACAAATCCTAGAGAACAAGCTTTTAACCCGCCTAGAAGAGCTTAGAGCCACCACTCAGAAGCTTTGTACGTTTGTTCCTGGTAACAAATTCACACCAAGACGGGATAATAAAAAACAAGGTTACATAGCTGGCGCAGAAATGCAAAGGTTAAAGGAGTTTAATCCTAGTAGCCGTGAACACATAGCTTGGTGGTTTAAAACCTTTCAAGGTTGGGAACCTACTAAACTAACACCAACTGGGAAACCAGTTATAGATGAAACAGTACTTAAAGAGATTGGAACAAAAGAAGCGTTAGTATTTCTAGAGATTCTTGAAACACAAAAGAAACTCGGAATGCTCTCACAAGGAACTAATGCTTGGTTGAAGTTGGTCAAGAATGGCAGACTTCACCACTCTTGCTTTATCGGGGCAGCTACTCATAGAATGGCTCATTCACACCCCAACCTCGCACAGGTAAGCAGCGATGCTGATTGTCGTGAGTTATTTATTCCTAAAAAAGGCTGGAAGCTAGTAGATAGTGACTTAGCTGGGATTGAATTAAGAATGTTTGCACATTACCTTGGTCGTTATGACGGAGGTAGGTATGCAAAGATCCTACTAAATGGTGATATTCATCAAGTCAATGCAGACAAAATCGGTGTCACCCGAAGACAAGTCAAGACAATTTCGTATGCCTTTCTTTATGGGGCTGGAAATATTAAGCTTGGATTGTCCTATGATAACATGCTATCCCCTGAAGCTGCAAAGAAGAAGGGGGCAGAAATAAGGAAAGCTTATATGGAAGCAATTCCTGGCCTAGAGGATCTTGTTAAAGCTACTAAACGAGTTGCGGAAGGAGGTGGTATTCGTGCCATTGATAATCGTACTATCTGCGTTAACAAGGGACATAAGGCTTTAAATTTCCTTTTGCAGGGATCGGCAGCCGTTTTGGCGAAGCGTTGGCTACTACTTACAAATGAAAAGCTTAGAAACATTAAGCATGAAAGGTACGCCTTTGTGCATGATGAACAAGTACTAGGTGCGCCACCATCATCAGCGGAAGACGTTGGTTTTGCTTGTAAGTTAGCAGCTGTAGAAGCTGGTGAGTATTATAACTTAAGACTGCCTATAGAAGCTGATGCAAACATCGGTGACAATTGGGCAGAGGTACACTAATGCTATTAATTGATTCAGACTTTTTAGCCTATAAGGCTGCTCAAGCTTGTGAAGAAGGTATTGATTTTGGAAATGATGTCATCGTTGCTCAATCTAATTTCAGTAATGTTCTCAAGATCTTTGAGCTTGAATTAAAGAAGGTTACAAAGGCTATGATGGAAGATGAGTTTATTCTCTACTTCTCAAGCCCTCAAAATTTTAGGAAAGAAATTTATCACGGATACAAGGGACATCGTTTAAAGCGTAAGCCCCTCGGATACCGAAGATTAGTCAATTATTGTGAAAAAACCTACAACTTTGTATGTAGAAAAGGTTTGGAAGCAGATGACAGTATCGGTATAGATGCAACTAACTTTCCTGAGTATGAGACTATTATTGTAAGTCCAGACAAAGATATGCGTCAAATTCCTGGTGTTCTATGGAACATGACAGATGATGTAGAAGAAATCACTAAAGAACAAGGTGATGATTGGCATTTAATACAAAGTTTATCTGGAGATCCTACTGATGGTTATCCTGGATGCCCTGGGATAGGTATTAAAAGAGCAACTGACTTGCTTAAAAAGAATCCTGATAATAAATGGGCTGCTATATGTAAAGCATTTAAAGAAAGAGGGTTATCAGACGACGACGCTCTACTTAATGCACGATTAGCTAAAATCCTACAACACCCTGACTACGACTATGACCGTGAAGAACCAATCTTATGGACCCCAGTATTACAATAGGGGTTCCATAGAAGTTTGGGATTTTATACGAGACCAACAATTAAACTACCATCTAGGTAATGCAGTTAAATACATCTGCCGAGCTGGTCACAAAACAGATCACATTGAGGATCTAACAAAAGCTATCCACTATCTAACTAACGAACTAGAACATGTCTCTAACAATTACACCAGACATCCACCACACATTCCTGAGCAGCCAAGCCAAGGAATTCAGGACAACCTACTCGATTGGCAACTCAACAGGTCGGGCACCGCAGACTAAGCAGAAAAACTTAATTGTTGAGGAATTTAAAGAGTTCCTTGAAGCTGATGGGGAGTTATGGCGAGACAGTTTTGGAGTTAAATCTGATTGTTTAAAAGAATTAGCTGATTTAGTTTATGTTTGTTATCAGTATGCTGAGAACATGGGTTGGAATTTAGATGAAGCTTTACACCGTGTCCATGAAAGTAATATGTCCAAGCTCGATGAGGACGGTAAACCAATCTATCGAGAAGACGGTAAGGTTCTTAAAGGACCAAACTATGCACCACCAACTTTAACAGATTTAATCTAATGACTACAAGTTTGATCGCTCGGACAGGCCGAGTACAAAACTGGATGGATAATCCAGAAGGACGCTTGCCAGTATCATGCACCGTGTTTGTCGTTGAAGACACAATGGAGGGTGATAATGGTATCGAAGCGTCATGGAGATTCGTTAGCCACGCTCTCCGATTTGGAGCAGGAGTTGCTGTCCACCTATCTAAGCTCAGAGCCAAAGGCACAGAGAATGGTAAAGGTCTTACAGCTTCTGGCCCAGTATCGTTTGGTAAAATCTATTCATCACTAAATGAAATTATTAGAAGGGGTGGGCATTACAAGAACGGAGCTTGCGTTTTACATTTGGATCTTGACCATCCTGATGTTATTGAGTTCATTACTGCTACCCGATCAGAGTTATCGTGGGTCAAGAGATGCGTTAATCTTGATGAAGAGAAATGGCTCAACGCAGATAACAACACCAAGGAGGCACTAATCTATGGAATCAGATCAGGAGATATCTGGCTCAACAAAATCAAATATGACGTGGCAGGTACCAGGATCTACGGCAACGTGTGTCTTGAAGTTTATTTGCCCTCACGAGGAACGTGCTTGCTCCAGCATATCAATCTCGGTGCCTGTACTATCGACACTTTACAAAAGGGCTTCACTCAGGGTATGTCCTCGTTGTGCGATCTCCATAGCCGAACAGGTGTTGGAAGGTCTGGAGAGTACTTACCCTCGGAGACAGATAGGCAAGTCGGGCTCGGAATGCTTGGATTGGCCAACCTTCTCAGACGAGAAGGAATAACGTATGCTCAATTAGCAGACGCTTTAGAATATAAAACTAAGAATACAATAGCTGACCACCTTGTATTTGAATTAAAACAAGCTATAAGTAATGCTGCATTTGTAGCAAAGAATGCTAACATGAACCGAGCATTTGCTATAGCACCTACCGCAAGCTGCTCTTATCGTAGCAAGGATAGCGATGGGTACACCTGTTGTCCAGAAATAGCACCACCTATTAGTAGAAGTATTGATAGGGACTCTGGAACTTTTGGTGTTCAGAGTTACAACTATGGCGAAGTTGAGATCGCCTCGGAAGTTGGCTGGGACGTATATAAACGTGTAGCAGACGGCATAATGATAATACTCAACAGTACGGGACTTCTTCACGGCTACAGCTTTAACTCTTGGAGTGATGTTGTAGAATACGACAATGCGTTCGTGGAAGAGTGGCTGGCTAGCCCCCAAACATCACTATATTATAGTCTTCAAGTTATGGGGGATGTTCAAGATAAATCTTCAGCTTACGCAGCTATAGATGAAGCGGATGTCAACGAGTATTTGGAGGGTATAATCAACAATGATTCCCCTACCTGTGATTGTCAAGAATGAAAAAAACACCTTATGATAAGTTATTTGCACGTAAAAGAACTTGGACACCAGTACAAACAACAGCTGGAAAGTTACGAGAGGGAGCTGAAGAAGCCATCTTCCGTGCTCTCTCAATACGGCATATGGAGTTACCAGTTGGTGACTTCATTACAGAAGCACTTGATAAGGAGGTTCCCTCATCTGCGAGGGATCTCCTAGAATCAAATGTAAAAGATGAAATAAAACATGATCTGGCTCTCGGCTATGTAGTAAATGCTATGGGCACAGATGAAAAAGCAGAAAACGAAGCACTAAAATTACGTGATGCATGGATGGAACATCCCGACCATACCCTTCTTAAGGCACTTGTCGCAGAACGAGCTATATTCTTTGTTCTATTGCCTTTCTTTCGGTTTAATGGCGATGCTGCTCTTAGAACGGTTTCGATGGATATCTCAAGAGACGAACAGGTACACGTCGGATGTAATAGTCTTGTATGTGCAGAGTTGGGTCTTCGCCCTTCTCCTTCTTTGGATCGTCTTAGGAAGGCAACTATTCATTGGATAATGCAGCCACTAGGTAGAAATACTACCGACAGATATTTAGATAGAAAATTTTGGACCGATTCTAGTGATCGGCTAATGTATGAAGGGAAAGCCCCAGAGCTTTCTGATACCAAGCGTGGCCGTATGCCAGCATTTTTTGAACATGCAAATACAAACCTCCCAAAGTACGCTTAACTGGGGTGACCTACAGCGTCTTGTGGATGACTTGACCGACCAGTTTCCAGATGTATTTCCTGACCATACACTCTCCGATAAGGAGATCGCTTATCGAGCAGGTCAGATCTCTATAATAAGACTATTAAAACAACACTTATCGGATAATTAATTATGTGCGGAAACCCTTTTGGTGGGAACAGAACTCCTACACCACCTCCAGTTCAGAAAGCTAGTACTCCTCCACCTATACCTCAAGAAGTACAGCAAGCTCCAACAGCAATGCCTGAAGCTCCTACCCCAGCTCCAGTAACTGAAGATGAGACAAAAAGAAAAGCTAAAGTAACTTCTAAGAAAGTACAGAAGAAAGGTAAAGCATCAGGAACCAGTCAACTTCAAACTAAGAAGCCTGATTCTGGTGGTGTTCAAACACCTACTACAGGACAAGGCGTTAATACAGGTACTAAATAATGCAGAACGCACGTCAGAGATATAATGAACTATCGACTGACCGTGAACAATTTCTTAATGTTGCATATGAATGTGCAGAACTGACAATCCCTACCGTATTAATGAGGAATGAAAAACCTCCTGCGTATGGGCAGTTCACTACACCGTGGCAATCAGTAGGAGCCAAAGGGGTTGTAACGTTAGCTTCAAAACTAATGTTAGGACTCCTTCCTCCTTCTACAAGTTTCTTCAAGCTCCAATTAGATGACTCTAAGTTGGGTGTGGAGATACCCAAGGAAGCTAAGAGTGAATTAGATTTAAGTTTTGCAAAGATTGAACGTCAGATTATGGAAAGCATTGCAGCTTCTACTGATCGTGTTCAAATCTTTTCAGCAATTAAACACCTCGTTATAACTGGCAATGCCCTAGTTTATATGGGCAAAGAAGGTATGAAGATGTACCCTCTTAACAGATACGTGGTGGAAAGAGATGGTAACGGAAACGTTTGTGAGATAGTTACTAAAGAAAAGGTAAGTAGAAAGCTACTACCATTTGGCATGAAGTTGCCTGACCCTCAAGCAGTGGTTGATAAAGACGGTACTAATACAGGTAAAGATTGTGATGTTTATACACGCATTAAGTACACACCTAAAGGTTGGACTTGGTGGCAAGAGACACATGATCTAATGATCCCAGGTAGTGACGGTAAAGCACCTAAAGATAAGAGTCCTTTCTTACCTCTACGTTTTGTAACAGTAGATGGAGAAGACTACGGACGCTCAAGAGTTGAAGAGTTTCTTGGTGATCTTAAATCATTAGAAGCATTAATGCAAGCCTTGGTAGAAGGATCTAGTGCAGCAGCAAAGGTTGTCTTTACTGTGTCTCCTAGTTCAGTAACCAAGCCACAAGCATTAGCAAATGCTGGCAACGGTGCTATCATTCAAGGTAGACCAGATGATGTAGGTGTGATACAAGTAGGTAAAACTGCTGACTTCCAAACAGCATACCAATTAGTTGGTGTCTTAGAGAAGAGGTTGAATGAAGCCTTCTTGATTTTACAACCACGTCAAAGTGAACGGACTACAGCAGAAGAAGTTCGTATGACACAGATGGAATTAGAACAACAGTTAGGTGGTTTATTCTCACTGTTAACTACTGAGTTCTTGATTCCATATCTAAATCGTAAGATGCATGTGTTACAAAGATCTAAAGCTATACCAACTGTACCTAGAAATTTAGTTAAACCTACTATTGTAGCAGGTATTAATGCACTAGGTAGAGGACAAGACAGAGAAGCTTTGGTTCAATTCATGACAACCATTGGACAAACAATGGGACCACAGGCTCTACAATCATTACTCAATGCTGATGAAGCTGTCAAACGTCTCGCAGCTGCACAAGGTATAGATGTTCTAAATCTTGTTAAGAGTATGGAAGAGCGTAATGAAGAACAACAGCAGCAGATGCAGCAAGCTCAGATGCAGTCATTGACTGAACAGGCTGGTCAATTAGCTGGTACTCCTTTGATGGACCCATCTAAGAATCCAGGTTTGACTGAAGCTTTACAAGAAGCCGCACCTCAAATGCAACAAGCGATGACCCCACCTCAACAATAGCACTATGCCTACAACAGAAACTTATACATACGACCCTACAGATGATGCTGTATTGGTCGAATCAGCTGATGCCAGAGATGCAGAAACTCTAGCAATCGGTGAGAAGATGCTAGAAGAGCAAGAGAATTTACTTGCTGGTAAGTATCGGAAGCCTGAAGATTTAGAAGCTGCTTATCTTGAACTCCAAAAGAAACTAGGGGAGCAAGAGGAAGGAACATCAGCAGAAGAAACTACTGAAACACCTGATGAACCACAAGAGCAGTATGCTGAAGACGGCTCTGTTAACTATGAAACTGCTACTGATATTTACGGAGACAAACTAGGAGAAGTATTCAAATCAAATGAGATAGATCCATTTGCAATGAACAAACACTTCGAGGAAAACGGAGGGACTCTAAACGATGAGATGTATGCTGACTTAGCGAAAGCAGGTTTCAATAAATCAGTCGTTGATAGTTACCTTGAAGGTGTCCGTAACCAAGTAGGTATGTCTGATGCTGCTCCCGAAGCCCCCTCGTTAGATGACAATCAAATACAAGATGTCAAGAACATAGCAGGTGGTGATGCAGGGTATGATAAGCTTATGGAATGGGCTGGTGAAAATCTATCTGAAGATGTTTGTAAAAACTTTGATGAAGTAGTTGAAACTGGTAATCATGCCGCAGTTAAATTCGCAGTAAAAGCACTTATGGGACAATATGAAGATGCCGTTGGACGTGATTCTACACTCGTCACAGGTAAGGCATCTAAAACTGAAAAGTATAGAAGCATGGCAGAGGTCGTCCGAGATATGGAGAACCCTCAGTATGAACGAGACGAAGCTTACCGTGATGATGTACGTAGAAAACTTGAAGCCTCTAATCTTAAATTATAATCATGGTACATGACCCTTTAAAAAAAAGTCACGGTGCATTTGATGCTAAAGTAAAATCATCAAAAGGTACTAAAGGCTTAAAGAAAATAAAAATCCTTAAAGAAGCAGCTGCTATCTGGAAAGGTATTTGATATAGTGGCGGCCCGAAACAATCGTACCCGCCCAGTATCTCTTAAGTTTTTTTATCATGCCTGATAACAAATTTGCAACTGAACCACAAGTACGAGTAATGGACACCGACTATTTTACCGATGCAGAAAATCTAAATGGTCGCCTAGCAATGATTGGATTCGTTGCAGCTCTTGGTTCCTACTTAACTACTGGGCAATTAATCCCAGGTATCTTCTAGAACATGCCTAAAGGTAAAGGTACTTACGGTACCAAAAAAGGTCGCCCACCTAAAAAGGGTAAATAATACATCACGTCCGTTCATCCCTTCGGGACGCATGACGATCACAGCATGGAACGGGGCTGTGGTACTGGAGAATTACAATGACTGTAAAACTTTCGTATCGTGGTGTAGAGTACACTAAAACTTCTAAGTAATTAATCATGAAATCAATTGCACTAGCCCTAGCGGCACTCTCTGCTTCAGCTCCTGCAATGGCTGGCGTCTATGTTAATGCCGAGTCAAACGCATCTTATATAGGTAACAATTATACCTCCAGAACTACCGACCTGCACGTGGGGTATGAAGGAGATGTAGGTTCACTTGGATACTACATTCAAGGTGGTCCTGCATTCACTGCAGCCGATGGCGCAGATGGTAGCACAGACTTCTCAGGTAAGCTCGGAGGTTCCGTAGCAGCATCAGAGAAGCTCGGTGTATATGGAGAGATCTCATTCAAAACTGATGAGACTGCAGACAACTCTTATGGTACTAAGATAGGTGCCAAGTATTCTTTCTAAAAATTATCATGGCCAGACACCAAACAGATGGTAACATGGCGTTCGTTCATGGACGGACACCTGAGCCTGAACCTATAGATACTTCTCCTAGTGATCAACAACCACCAGGAGTAGACGAAGAAGAGTGGGAACCTCAATCTCTTGAGGAAGCACTCTTGGGTGAGTGATTATGTCAATGAGAACACAATTACTTACTGCTATCAATGCACATGCTCATGGAGAAATCCAAAAGCATCTAGCTAATGTGGAGGTTTATCTAACAAACCCCGCAGGTATCGGAGAACACTCTGATATTACAGAAGCGATTGGTGTGGAGCTTGATAAGATAGCTCGGTATCATGACCAGATAGAAGTAGTAAAAACCTACTTAAAAAATTGAACAGGGTGGGGGCACCTCAGAGTCGGACCCCCTCTCTCTTAGGCTTTGGCCCAGTACGCTGGATACCCATTGCCGTCATGACGGTGGGATAGACCACAAAAATTTTTTCACATGTGGGAAGAAAGTTAATACAAACAATTATTTTTTAAAAGAAAATGGCAACTCATCAGAATGCGGCTAACTCTAACCTAGCCCAACTGACAAGACCAGGTTCTCTGAACGGTGCAGCTGATTCTAGAGCTCTTTACCTGAAATTATTCTCAGGAGAGATGTTCAAAGGATTCCAGCACAACACTATTGCTAGAGACCTTGTTATGAAGCGTACCATAAAGAGTGGTAAAAGTTTACAATTTATCTACACGGGTCGCACAGATGCGGAATTTCATACGCCAGGAAAAAGCATACTCGGTAACGATGCTGGTGCTCCACCAGTAGCTGAGAAGACCATCACTATTGATGATCTATTAATCAGTTCAGCTTTCGTGTATGAATTAGACGAGACACTTGCACACTATGAATTGAGGGGAGAAATCTCTAAGAAGATTGGTTTTGCACTCGCAGAAAAATATGATAGACTAATCTTCAGGGCACTTACCCGTGGAGCAAGAGCTAAAGCTCCTGTTATGAAGACTAACTATGTCGAGCCAGGTGGAACACAAATCCAAGTTGGTGCTGGTTCTAATGCAGATGATGCATTAAATGCTAACCATCTTGTGACAGCCTTCTATGATGCCGCAGCGTCACTAGATGAGAAGGGAGTCAGCCAAGACGGACGTGTTGGTATTCTTAACCCAAGACAGTACTATGCTCTCATCCAACAGGTTGGCGAGAATGGTCTGATCAACAGAGACGAGCAAGGTACATCTCGTCAGAAAGGAAACGGAATCGTTGAGATTGCAGGTATCAAGATCTTCAAATCAATGAACGTTCCATTCTTCAGTAAGTATGGTACAAAATATGCCCCTTCATCAGGTGCATCAGCAGCTACTGACTTAGATACAGTAGACCCAGGAAACACTGGTGACTTTGTTTCAGCCGCTATCGAAGATGGCCGCAATTCCGTAACAGGTATCAACAACGATTACGGACAAGGATCTAACTTCGCTAACTCTTGTGGATTAGTCTTCCAAAAAGAAGGTGCAGGAGCAGTAGAAGCTATTGGACCACAGGTTCAAATAACATCTGGAGATGTATCGGTAATTTACCAAGGAGACGTTATTTTAGGACGTCTCGCAATGGGAGCCGATTATCTAAACCCAGCTGCTTGCGTAGAACTCTTCGCAGGTGTAACTACAAAACCCGCTCAGTTCGGTACAGTGCAAACTGCTACCAACAATGCTGGTTACGGTGGTTAAAATATCCTATATTGGGGTACTTCGGTACCCCTCTCTTTTTTAATTATGGCAGTCGTATCTTATGGTGTGTCCACCGAACTGGATGCAATAAACTCAATACTCATGAGTGTTGGAGAGTCTCCTGTTAATACACTTAATGTTCAAAGCCCTGAAGTGGTAATTGCACAGAGCACTCTTCGGCAAGTCTGCCGTGAAGTACTACAGGAGGGATGGAAATTTAATACAGAATATGAATATCCTATAGAAATTGATACTAACAAAAATGTTGTTATACCCAACAATGTATTACAGATAGATTTAAATCATTTTAAACATTCAGGTCATCATGATGTAGTAAGAAAAAGTGATAATGGTATATATAAACTTTATGATTTAACAGATCATACTTTTGAATTTGATGATGCGGGGGAAGATGTCTATTGTGATATCATATGGATGATTGACTTTGAAGATATCCCTCAAGTATTCAAGAGTTATATAACCGTCAGAGCCACGAGGATGGCCTCTAACCGCATGGTAAATAACGGTCAGGCAGCTGAACTCATTGCACAAGATGAGAGCCTTGCAAGGGCTTTAGCAACAGAGTATGACTGTAAGCAAGGAGATTATAATATCTTCCAAGACTCACGTTACCGCCATAACCCAAGCACCGTTTACCGTCCATATCAAGTACTACAGAGAAGGTAATGCCAACAGTTAATCAACGTATCCCAAACTTTCTAGGAGGAGTATCACAACAGCCAGACTCAATCAAATATCCTGGGCAGCTAAGGGTATGTGATAATGCTGTACCTGATGTTACTTTTGGTTTAAAGAAACGTCCCGCAGGGGAGTTTGTAAAAAAACTAACTAACGCAACAAGCAATGGTTACTGGTATGAAATCCTAAGAGATGGGAACGAAAAATATTTAATACAAATTACACCAGGAAATACTGGTTCACATCCTATTAGAGTATGGGCTTTAGTAGATTTAGAAAGCGGACAGGCAGCTGGTACAGAATTATCAGTAACTAATAGTTCAGGTGATTCTATCTATGCTTATTTAGCTGGAGCAACTAAACAGTATTCTATACAAACAATTCAAGACTATACTATAATTTGTAATCCACAGAAAACTGTAGGTACTACAGGTGTTACTGGTAGTCCTATAAACTCTGGTGATTATTCATATGCAAGACTAGATACTATTGCATATAATACTGAATACATTTTATATACTGGCACAGCTCCAACACCTAATACTTACTACCGAGTGACATCACTTAAGGTAGACTATGGTACAAACGGTGGTCCTACATGGGATAGTGCTGACACAACTGCCGAAAAATCTGGTAATGGTTTATTCTCATTTTCAGGTGATGCTGATAATATCAGTGATGCAGGGTCAACTATAAGTGGTACTAATATAACAGAAGGTATTGAAGGTGCTATTGTTATCAACTCAAATCATTATGTTCATAAACAAGAATATAATTGGGAGAATGGTTCTCATGGTACTAGAGATCAACAAGGTAATGAGTCTGGTACTACTTCAGGAAGTTCAGAAGACTTCTTAGGTTTTACACAGATTTATAGAACACGTTATACTGCTACAGTAACTTTAAGAAATGGCGGTATCATAAAAGGTACTGAAGCACAAGCTAAGGCTTGTTATATTGATGTTACTATTGAAGGTGTGTCTTATAGAGTTTCTGTTGAAAACGTAGAACCAGTTAAAACTTTTCAAGGTGTATCAGGTGTTGGTTTTTTTAAAACACCACGTAATCCTGACCAAGGTACACTAAGTATGGCTACTATACTTAATGGACTCAAGACTTCTGTAGATAGTTCTTTAGCTAACGTAAGTGCTGAAGTTATTGGTAGTGGTTTGTATATGAATGGTACAGCAGCAGATAGTGTTAACTTCTTAGGGGGTGCTATCAATGAAAACATGAGTATCATTGGACAACGAGCGCAAGATATCTCAAGACTACCAGCTATGTGTAAACATGGTTATGTAGCCCAGATTTCTAATACTGAAGATGTTAATAGTGATGACTATTATGTAGAATTTAATGCTGATAACGGTACTAAAGGTGCTGGTAGTTGGGAAGAATGTGTAAGACCACACAACTTCTCATCAGGTAGTGACACTATGATTAAGGGTTTAGACCCCGCAACCATGCCACATGCTTTAGTTAATAATCGTAACGGTACGTTTACATTTAAAAAGCTAGATGAAACTACAGCTAATGCTGATAATACTGATAACTATTGGCAGTATAGACAAGTAGGTGATAACACTTCTAACCCTTTCCCTAGTTTTAATGGTAAAGAAATTCAGACAATATTTTTCCATAGAAATAGATTAGGATTAATTGCTAATGAACAGGTTGTCTTAAGCCGTCCTGGAGATTATTTTAATTTCTTTATTGTTTCTGCTATTACTGTTTCCGATGATAATCCTATTGATATTACTGTTTCTGATATTAAACCCGCTTTTATAAACCACACTATACCTATTAATAAAGGTCTGATGTTATTCAGTGATAATGGGCAGTTCCTACTGTTCACTGAGTCTGACATTTTTAGTAGTAAAACAGCTCGTTTAAAAAAAGTCTCTAGTTATGAATGTGATAATTCGATTAAGCCTATTGACATGGGAACATCAATTATGTTTGTATCCAATGTCGGGGCTTACTCTAGAGTATTTGAAGCAACTATTTTAGATGATGATATACCACCAAGAATTGTAGAACAAACTAGAGTTGTTCCTGAATATGTACCTAAGAATATAACCTTATGTTGTAATTCTACAGCTGTAGGTCTTGTTACTTTTGGTACAAAAAATTCCTCAGAGATTTATCATTATAAATATTTTGATTCTGGAGATAAAAGAGATCAGTCTTCTTGGTACACTTGGACACTAAAAGGTACATTACAACATTCTTGTTATACTGCAGGTAGTTTTTATACTGTAGTTTTACAGGGATCTGACTACATGTTAAATCGACATGAATATGTAACGGATGCTGTTGCTGGTAATAGTTATACTGTAGGTGGGATTACTGCAAATGTAGGTTCTCCTTTACATACTGCTAGATGGTTTGAAGCATGTTTAGATAACCTGACATTACCAACAAGTATGGCTTATACTGCTCAAACTACTACTGCAGGAGCAAAAAGTGTAGTCACTTTACCGTATAATCCTATATCAGCAGATTATTATCTTGTAGCTTTATCAGGAAATGATACAGCAGGTAACCCTGTAGCGGGTACTGTATTAAAAGCAGACTCAGTTTCTACTAATACAGCTACTTTTCAAGGTGAAAATCTAACAGGATGGACTTATGTATGTGGATATCCTTATACTGCTATAATAGAACTACCTAATTATTACTTAGCTTTACAGGAAAATAAGTATGATGTCGATGGAGAACTCAGAATTGCAGGTATCAACTTTAATATGGGTGTGTCTGGTCCAATGGAGTTTCATCTATCCTCAATTTATGCAGATATGGCTGATTATATCCACTATGAGACTGGTATGACAACTAACTCCAGTAATTATTGTACAGTCCCATCTAAATTACAGAAAGATATTATAATACCTATACAGAAAAAGAATAAAAAGAATAAGTTACTAATAAAAAC